ATTTTCACCTTGGTGTAAGCGACTATCTTTTCCCAAACGAATACGGCCTGGCAAAAGTTAAGTGGATTGGCACGGGCGTAATGCTAGTTTCCCGCTCATCGCTTGAAAAAATTATCAAAAAAAACCCAGAAGACAAAATTGAGATTGACGGAAAAATTATGCAAGAATTTTTCAGGTACGACACATTTCTTGAACAGAAAAACGGCGTGGAATACAAATCCATTACAGGCGAGGACGTTGCGTTTTGCAGGCTGGCCAAGGATTCAGGACTTGAGGTTTACGCAAAAATTGACGCGCTGACAACACACATGGGCTTTAGCCTCTATCAATTTGACGCTAAGGTAGTAGCTCAGCTAAAGAATGTGCCAAATCAGATGGAATCGCAGAAGAAGTAATTCTCGATTCTTTTAGCGGATAGGCGTAAACAAGCCAATCAGAACGAATTTCTCGACCGGGAAGGTCTTCGCCCTCGACAAGCGGCACGTAGGCGCAGACATTTGGCAGCTTGGAAAGCTCTCGAAGCGACTCATGTGCTTTTTCTCTTGTGGTGGCAAGGATTTGATCGGGCTTTGGGATAAGGCCAATTTTTGACCACCCAAGCATGTGCTCGGAAACAGCGTCGCCAAAGTCAAGCGCGACAACCATTGGCTCCGGCAAGATAACGGTTGTAAACTCTTCTTCGGCCCGGATGCCAAGATTGTGCAGGATAAAAGAGACGCGCTGCTTGCTAATCCCCATCATGCGTCCAATCTCGTTTGCGGTGTAGCCGTCCAAGAACAGCTCGCCAATTTTGAGATTGCGTTCGACCTTAATCCCCTTACGAACAGTCACCGCACGCCTCCACAGTCACTTCGTGCTTGGGGCAGACGAAAAACAACGCAGCGCAGATTTCGCACAGCCTAGAAGTAAGAAGGTCTGCGCAAGCATCGTTGCACGTTTCATCATCCCACTCGAGGTTGTCAAACTCTGGACCGGCGTTAGTGGTCATGAGCACTTTTTATGCCTGTGGATATAGCGCTTGGCGGCCGAGCCGGCTTCGTTAATGTTAATTGACAAGATAGTAGTAATATCGTTAGAAACCATAAGGTTGCTGCAAGACGAGCAGCGTCGACCGGTTAGGGCCGGTGCCTTCTTTTCCTTGCTCACTGCTGTTTTGCCTTTTGGTGCCATAGATCCTCCAGTGTTGGCGGAGGGCGGCAATACGGCCCGGCAGCTCGTCCGTCGACGTGCCTTGGCCCATTACCCACCCAACCGACTGGGCTAAACCCCCCGCCTCACCCCGGCAAAAACGTCCGGGGGCGTTGCATCGCGGTCGGAAGGCGATACCAGTCAAAAGTAGCCACACCCATAGGGCCGGTCAATGAACGTGAAATCTACGCTGGGTGTGGTATAGTCACGACATGAGCGAGCAAACACCACCAACGCCGAAGGCTGCAGCGATTTGGTACCTATGGTCGTCTGCCTTTAATATGTCTATGAAGCTTGAGCCGCGCTGGCTAGGAGACGAAGAGCCGTATGCGGTACAATTCCCGACAAGCTATGAGCCGGGTGACTTTGTCCGGCTATCTGAGATTGAAGCCCAATGGCTTATTGGCATGAAAACTAGGAGGATTGATGGATAGGCGAAATTTGCTAATTGTCCCAACGCGGAATCGACCAGAAAGCGCCTTGGAGCTGCTGCAGGAATTTAAGAAGACGGCAGTTATGTCCGATATTGTCTTTGGGCTTGATGATGACGACGTCAGTGAATATTCGGCCGAGGTTCTTGAGCATGCAGAGCGAAATCCTCGCTTGCGCATGGGCGGAACGCTGAACTTGCTATCTAATAAATATGCCGACCAGTATGACTACTTGTCTTTTATGGGCGACGATCACCGGCCACGAACCCAAAGCTGGGACTTACGGCTTGCAAATATGATTGACCAGGGACCAGGCCTTGCGTACGGAAACGACCTACTCCAAGGAGAAAATTTGCCAACAGCCGTTATGATGTCTGCGGAAATTGTTGAGGCTATTGGGTACATGGTGCCGCCAGTATTGGTGCACATGTACATGGACAACTTTTGGAAAGACCTAGGGGCGGCCCTAGGAAACCTTGCGTATCGACACGACGTAATTATCGAGCATATGCACTACTTAGCCGGCAAGTCGCAAATTGATGAGGGGTATAAAGAGGTAAATCACGTTTCGGTTTACCAGAAAGACGCCGAGGCATATGGCAAGTACGTTACAGAGTCATTACTTGCTGACGTAGCAAAGATTCATGCATTTGTGGCGGAAGAAGAGTGAAGCAGGTAATCTCGTACAGCCTGTACGGGGACAGCAACGTTTACATCGTAGGCGCGCTTAAGAACGTCGCCCTGGCTCAGAAGATTTACCCAGAGCACACTGTACGGTTTTACGTAGGCGAAGACGTTCCGCTGTGGGTAACTGAAACCCTTGAAATGTTTCCAAACGTTGAAATCAAAGACGCCCCAAAAAACAACAAATGGTTTTCATCCGCTTGGCGGTTTTTAGCTTTTGCTGACCGCGAGGTAGATATTGTCTTGGTGCGTGACGTTGATGCCCGGCTAACGGTTCGAGAAAGGAAGGCGTATGACGCCTGGCTTGATAGCGGCCGTGATTTTCACGTCATGAAGGATCATCCTATGCATAACGCCTGGCGCGTATCGGCCGGGATGTGGGGAGGCTGGGCTGATAAAATGCGTAACATTGCAACCCACATGGGAGAGTTTATGAAAGGGCATGAGGGCCATGGATATGGCGTCGACCAAGAGTTTATTAACGAAAAGCTTGCGGACAAGATTCTTGCTAATTGTTTGATGCACGATTCCTACTTCAGCACTGAGCTGAAAAAGCCAAGCATTTGCAGGCAGTTTCCGACCAAGCTGGAAAACCCAGCAAACCACGTTGGCGCGGCGCTTAATGAAAACGATTATTACCGTTACAGCGAAGACGAAGGTTTGTCTGTGCTAAACAACGGCAGCGGTCGCTTTGAATACGACCTGGATTTATTGGAGGAATACTAGTGAACATTTTGATTACTGGGCACCGTGGCTTTGTAGGCCGACACTTTCAAAAGTTTTATGAAGAGCAGGGGCACACCATTCTTGGTGTTGACATTGCTGACTCTATGGACGTCCGGAAGTTCTTTTCTTTGGCAAATCATACGAGGTTTGACTTGGTAATTCACTTGGCGGCAGTTGTTGGCGGCAGGGCAAAGATTGAAGGAAACCCGCTATCGGTTGCAGTAGACCTATCTATTGATGCAGAGATGTGGCAGTGGGCCATCCGAACCAAGCAGCCACGCGTTGTTTATTTCTCGTCATCGGCTGCGTATCCAGTCGAGCTGCAAACAAAGCAGTCGCATAAGAAGCTGGCGGAGTCAGACCTTAACCTCAACGACATTCGCAACCCAGACCTGACGTACGGCTGGTCTAAGTTGACCGGAGAGTATCTAGCGCAGTTTGCTGAGGCCGAAGGAGTGCGAACGCATGTGTTCCGGCCATTCTCCGGATATGGGGAAGACCAGGCACTAGACTACCCTTTCCCATCATTTATTGAGCGCGGAAAGAACCGCAACAACCCGTTTGTTATTTGGGGCGACGGAACGCAGACCCGTGACTTTGTGCACATTAGTGACGTTGTTAATTGCGTTGACGCCGCAGTCCGGCAGGACTACCGGGGGCCCCTGAACATCGGCACCGGCCACCCAACAAGCTTTCAGCAGCTCGGTGAAATGGTTGCGAAGGCAGAAGGGTACTTCCCGAAATTTCAATTCCTGACGGATAAGCCTGAGGGGGTGAATTGGCGGGTGGCCGACATCTCCGCTATGCTGCAGGTATACACACCAAAGATTGACCTTGAAACTGGCATTAAGCGCGCCCTTGGCGCACGGAGGTAGCATGGACATCAAGGAGAAAAACGTTTTATCTGGCTATGAAATCACTCAAGACTTCTTTGTTGACGGGTCGTTTGAGTCCGAGTTCCAGTCAATCTTTGCAGAAGCATTTTATCTGCTTGTTGCCAAGCAGCGCCGGTATGGAAACTCAAACATTGAGCAGCTTGGCTTGCACGGTGTAATTAGCAGGATTTCTTTTGACAAGGTTTCCCGCGCGCTCAAATTCATGAACGGCCGCGTAATTAACGGCAAGGTTGAGTTGGACCAGATGGACGACGTTGCAGAGGAGTCACTTGAGGATACGCTGCTCGACATTGCAAACTATGCCCTGATTGCCGTGGCGCTTCGTCGTGGGCTTTGGGGAAAGCCGCTTGAGGAGGACCTTGTCCGCCTAGGCGACAAAACTTTTGTGGGGGACCCAGAGGAGATCCAGGCATGAGCGCAGTTATGACCTGGGAAGATCTTGAGCAAGAGCTTGAGGTGATGTTTCCCGGAACAAGCAGGAAGGTTGCCGCCGATAAGCTTGCAGAAGTAATGACAAACTTTACCGCCCGAACAATTCAGGCCTACGTTTATGGGCATCGCAACATTGTATCGAAGTTTCAAAATGAATTTGTGCAGGTCCTTGAAGCCCAAGCCCCCTCCAGGGCGGAGTCCCTCAAGAAACGATTTATGGAGCGTCCTGCCTTGGTCCAAGAAGAGGCCTCAAACACACGAGTGACAAAGCTACAAATGGCAATTGATAAAATGTGCATCTCGTGCGCGGGAGACAAGCCAGAAGAAGGCGGATTTTGTTGGGATCGCACATGCCCGCTTGCGCCATATACAAAAATGCCATTGCGCAGCGAGGTTGATGACAGTGAAGATTTTTGACACTGACCGGGATCACCTGCACTTAGTTTTTGAGAAGGAGCCCAAGACCGGATTGACGATTTGGGCAGTATTTGATACAAACACCAAAACGTTTACTGCGTCGGGCTGCTCTCACCGATGGGATGACGCAGCTGTGGAGGCCAGGGAAGCTATGAAAGGGGTTCGACATGAAGCCACGAACAGCTAGGACTATGCGCGAAGCGTTCGAGATGTCCGGTCATGGCCGAGAAGTTGAGTCGACACAGCAAATCCACGACGTTAGCGACGAGATTCTGGAATTTGTTGACCTTATGGCAAATGTAATCAGCGCCAAAAACGAAGTTGTTGGGCCAGCCCAGGGGATGTGTACTATCCAGAAGAACAAGAAAACGGCCAAGCTGCACATGTATGTCGGCGTGACTATTGGGACGGAGCATCGTGGATATGCCGGAAAACACGCAACACTACAAGATTGCGAAGCCGCAGCATACATGTGGATCAATCAGCTGGCCGCCTCATATCAGGTAATCGTATGAGCGACAAGGTCAAGAAAGACGTTTTGAAAATCCTTAAGGAGCGGGAAAATCAATGGGTGCCACAGAATATTATCCAGAAGCTCCTTGAAAAAGATGAGCGGTTTGCCCCGGCTATCGCTAAGCTACGGGAGGAGGGGCACAACATTGCCAATAAGCACGCTACCGTTAATGGCAAGCAAATGTGGGAGTACATGCTTGTGCAAAAAAAAGATGTTGGGGTGCCGGGTTGGTATTGCAGTAAATGCAACTATCGGGTTGGGACCCTCGACATGAAGTCTAATACGTTGTCGGAAAGGCATTCCAACAACTATTGCTCTTCTTGCGCAAAGAAGACGCTATTTGTGTTGAGGTAAACATGGTCGAGAAAATCGAAGACGTTCTGTACGCTGACGGGTGGGACGACTGCCTTGTTGGCCACGGCAATATTTTTCACGGCTCGGACGGGCCAAAAACCGTTGCTATCTATGACCGAGACAAGATGGTCAGGAAGATGGCCCAAGAGATTATTGAGCAGGAGCAGAGCCGCGACCAAGATCAGGCAGAAGACTTTGACCCGTACCTTGAGGCTGACGAATACATCTCGTTCAATGTAGAGGGGGCATTCATTCAGCCCGGAATGCCGGTATTTGCCACATTTGACGAGCAGGTAGATTTTACTAAAGTAGCTACATGCGAATGCGGGAAATGCTAACAAAGATTATTGCGGCCATCGCAGTGATGGCAATGGCAACGCCCCCAGTCACGCAGCAGGATGTTGTTTTTTCCGAAGAGGACAACTGGGGGCTTGATCGAATCTATCAACCGCAAGGTGACGCCTGGATTGGCGGCAGGCTTTTCCGCAGCGATGGGTTTGATTGGGCCGGAGAGGGCTATGGTGGCGGCATTGTTGTATATGTTGTTGATAGTGGCATAAACAATGATCAGCTGTTCAATGACGTGGGCGCCGGTTTTGCCGCAGTAGGCAAATCTACGGCAGACTGCGGAAATCTACATGGCACAAAGGTCGCCTCTCTCATTGCTGGAATTGGCTACGGGATTGCCGAGCAGGCAACAATTATTCCGGTGCGTGTGCTGAAGTGCAACGGGGCAGGAACGCAAAGCGCCATAGTTGCCGGACTAAAGTGGATATTAGCGAATGCAGACCCCACAGTATCCGTGGTTAACATTAGCGTTGGCGGATCAAAAAATAATGCCATCGACGCCGCTGTAAAAAAGTTAACTAATGCCGGAATACCCGTAGTGATTGCCGCC